TCCAGGGCCTTAGTTAATATACTTGTGTGAAATATGTTAACTGAGACCCCCGACTGGTTCACGGTCACTATTAATCTGTGCATCAAACATAGACCAATAGGCTGACCCGCCTAAGGCTAGCGTTTGGGGTTTGCATAAATGATTAATAGTGTGTTTCATAATAAATCTATTGTAGTTTATTTATCATCAGGTGTCAATAGTGTTTGGTTAAACGTCCATTAATTCATATTCGTCTTTACCACAACCACATTCGGGACACAAAAAGTCCTCGGCTAGATCTTCCCATTTGCCTTCTGTGGCTTCATCGTGGACGTGTCCACATACTATGCATACATGTTCCATTATAGTGTCTCCAATTTAGATTGATATGCTTCTGCATGACGTTTTTCAATTTTGGCCAAGGCCGCAAAACGTTTTTCTGCTTTGGCCAGGATAGCCGCAAATTGTTCTGCGTGTTCTTTGCTTTCAGCGATTTGTTCGTCAGCTTCTGCGGCTGCTGCAGAGTTGCCTTCATCTTCGGCTTGTGCTTTAAATTCGGGATACATTGTGGTGAATTCATAAACTTCGCCTTCGATCGCTTTTTGCAAACATTCAGCAGTAGAAGGCTTGCCAATCAGCAATTCCAAATGACCCCAAGCGTGTAACAACTCTTGATTAGCAGTATGCTCAAAATGTTGTGCAATATCTTCGTGACCCTCTTCTCGGGCAATTTTTGCAAAATAACGGTATTTTGTGTGAGCCTGTGACTCGCCAGCAAATGCCGCTTCTAAGTTTTTAATAGTAATGCTCATTGTTTTTCCTTTATTTGATTAAGTATCTCAGTGTTTCTACTGATATATATATTTATTTATTTTAACGCAGGATCCACGGTTTTGTCAATGGTTTTCAACTCTTCTTCAGTGGCAAATCTACCAGGGGTAGTTGAATGCCAACTGCTAAACCATCCCAATGGTTTCCAAAAACGATGTAGAATATTATTGATTAACACAATAAGAACCACTGCTACAAGAATTGCTAACCCAGTCAAAATACTTCCAGCTAAAATGTTTGCGGCATTATCGATATCCATTTTGATTCCTTGAAAAAAGTTAAGTGGTGCGCCGAGAGGGATTTGAACCCCCGACCAAGGGATTATGAGTCCCCTGCTCTAAACCACTGAGCTATCAGCGCAAGTTTTATATTATACTAGTGTTTTAGTAACGTGTCAACGTCTTTGGCGAACAGCACCAGGAGATTTTATTGGGACTCGTGGCTGTCTTGTTGGCCGAGCAGATTTCTCATCTTCATTTGGTGTGATAAAACCAGAGTTGGCATCTATAAATTCAGCATCACCAGATTGTTGTGCTTTTGCCCGTAATGCTAAACGTTCAGGGTCTGTTGCAAATTTAGCAGCATATTCTTTGGCTCGTTTGCTTTTTCCCAATGGACCATAATAAATGCTGGGGCTACACTTAGCAGCTCCGCGTTTCATGGTCATAGGTTCAAGAAAACGCACAATTGATTCGTCCCATTCCGGTTTATAATCATTCTTTAACGATTTACCCGGAGGTTCAACTACAGTATTATGATAGAGATCAATTATGCCTTTGACACCCATAATAATCTTGTATTCTTGTACACTACTGTTAAACAAAATAAAACCATCGTTGCCTTTACCGATTGCGTATTCCAACAGGGCCATGGTACCTTGTTCTTTAGCAATACCTTTGGCATTTAGATCAATTATGTTCTTTAAAATATTTCTAACTGACTGTCTGAAATTGAATTCAGGTAATGTAGTAGCAGAAGGAAAAGATTGTGTCATCATGTAGGTAAGTAGACCAATTGCTGATCCTTTTTTACGATTTTCAATTTTGTTTAAAAAATCACGCAACGACACTAACTTACTACTACGGAAATCAGAGTTAGCCCACAGATTTTTTTCTACAGGGGGTAAATTTGGAAAGTATTTGTTTAGGTACTCATCGCCTTTTCCCCGTAAATTGTCTCCGCTGAGTTCGCCAGTGCTGTCTAACCATGCAGAACTTTCGCTGGCACTGGGATTTTTTCCACCAGTATCAATTGTAAGAGATCCAGCTTTTACTTCAAATTTTATATCTTTTTCATCAATTTTGATTTTTAAGTCACCACCTTCGTTAGCATCAGGTTTACGTGCTCCGCCCATGATGGCCAACATGGCTTCAAAGGGGCCAGTGGCACCACGTTGTCCGGTACTTAAACTGATGTCTAATAAGGTATCTTTAATACTTTGAAAAATTTTATTAATAATCTTGTCGTTTGCATCAACCACAGTATCCAATGTTCCATGTCCGTTACGAATCATTGACTTGATATCCATTGCTTGACCAAGAAGACATTTATCTAAAAATTTAGTTCTTTCTTTTAAACTAATTTCAGCGGTAAACATACCAACAAGATTACGGGCCCAAATTGGCTTAACGCCAAAACGGTCAACAAACTTCATGGCGTTGTCTTCAATCTCTTTGGTAAGTTTAGCAAATTGTCCTTGTACGTTAAGTTGAATACCTTTGATTGCCGCAGTGGCAGCTTTTTGCACTTCGGGATTTTTCCTTCGTTTGATAGTTTCTGTTAAACTACGTGCGTCAGACAGTAGCATAGATAATTTAGCCGGGTCAATGCCTACTGTAGGAGCTTTTGACATAATAACCGAGTACAATGCATCAATTTCTGTGTCTGCGTATTTTTCAATAAAAGACTTATTGCTTTTGGCACCCGAATACTGAACAACTGCTTCCTGTAGGCCTGGCAAATCTGCAGCCAGTTTTAAAATATCGCCAGTGGTGTCAAAAATTTGATCAATAAACCCACGTAATGCTGAGTCAGCTGGCAATTCATGTTGTACTTTTAACAAATACTTTAAGTCAGCGCCAAAACCAGTAACTGCAGGTGCTTGTGCAAATTCTACTAAATTAATTAAATCTCTCATCATTTAGTATTTAGTTCGTAATCTGATATAAGTTACGGTCAAACCACTGTACTACTATGTCTTCTAATCTAGCATATCCGTATTTGTTAACACTTGCAATTAAACTGTCATTGATAAGTCGACGTTCTGCAAGATCATACCAACTTAAATCTTCGGTTATAGGTGGGTTTTCTGTAGCGTAAACTCCGGCATATAGCCAGGGTGTATTTTCTTTGCGATAAAAGTAAGCGTCTCTACAATCAAATCCACTAACGGCCAACATATATATTAAATTCAGTAGGTTATAACTAAAATATTGGTGACTGTGTGTTGATACTATTAATCGATTATTGTGCACATAAGTAGTCTGGGGTACTGTTAACAACAACATACCATTTACATTCATGGTCTGTTTCCACATGCCCAAGCACTTGAGTGGATTTTTACTATACTGTAAGCAATCATGCGCCCACATTAAATCTACTTGCCTGGGAATAATGCGTTCTTCAAAATCACCTTCAATTACTTTGATATTCGGGTTAGCTGCAAGTATTTCGGGATCTATATTTTTGATGCTTTTATCAACTGCATATACCAAATAATTACGTGGTTCCGGCGGATCGTCACGAGTCATTAATGTTGCCCACCATTCAGTATCTAGGCCAAATCCACAGCCCATATCAGCCACAACATTGATGTTATCTAGGAAACTGTCGTATCCGTATACTGTTTCTAGCACTTCTAAACTGTGCCTATGACTATCATGTACTGTTTTAAATAGAGCCATTGTTTAATATATCCAGTACTACTGTTTCTTTAAATTTTTTAAGTCGGGGCTCAAGTTGGTGGCAGGCTTCGGCAATTTCATTATCAGTGCCCCAAGCACGTTGTGTATGTAAATGATTGGCCCACGTTGCACAACTTTCTTTGGCAATCTCAACATCTAATGCATTATGATAAGGGCGGGCACGGCAACATGCTGAGTACTCATTTAGCATCTCATCTGCACGAGCTTTCCAATCTATCATACTACTATATCCTCCATGCCCGCGGTTCTTAATCTAACCACATGCCCTAACATAAAGTTTTTACTTTCAATGCCTTTCATGACACCTAACCACTTGTTTCGCAGTAATGCGACTTCATTAATGATAGTTTCCATGTCAATTACTTCATCTTCGGCTTCGGCATACTTTTCAGCATCTCTACTAGTTAATGCTCTAGCATACGCTTCAAGGTATTTTTTGTAATGCTTTTGCCTAATCTTACGCAACTGTATATTTAAAAATTCTAATACTGCTTCAATTTCTTGTAGTTGGTTAAAACGTTGTTCTGTTATACCAGGTAAATTACTCAACGCACGTTCAACATTGCCAGCAATTTTTAATTCTGTTTTTGCAACTATTAGTTCAGCTTCGTAGTAATCAATGAAACTGGGAATAGCGCTCAAGTCTGCTACAATTTTATTGTAAAACATATTTTTCTAACCACGGAAATGTTGTACGCCAATTTAAATTACGTCTGTTATCTATTTCGTTTAGATAGTGCAAGAGATTTATCTGCATTTTTTTATCTGGAGTAGCAGTTTTAGTATTAATCGGAAAATACTTTTTCTGATTCATTAGTCTTCGTAGTTAGAGTCTTCATCTTCGTCGTAGTCAACAGAGTATTCTTTAAGGGCTTTCTTTAGGTTACTATCAGTACCCCCAAACTCTTGCAAGTCAATATCGTTTAACATATCAACTACAACACTCATGACATTGTCGGCAGCTTCCTGCCGATCTTTTTGTGGTATATATTGTTTTAGGATAGTATACACTTCTCCTAATACTTCTACTTCTATACTCATTCTGCAGTTTCCTCTTCAGGTTGTGGAGTAGCATTGATACGGTGTGGGTTTGCAGTAATATCTGCCATTACCCGGTCAAGTGATTCGTTTTCATTGCGTTCCCATGCTTTACGGAACTGCTTGATAACTGTGCCATCTGCTAGTGTGTATTTAAGACTATTGCCTTCTTTGGCCAATAAACCTTTGCCTTCGATCAAGTCAACCATGCCTGAGTAAGGATTCATACCTGTTTCGTAAGGAATCTTAACTTGTACCGACTCAAACGGTTTAGCATAGCGTGTCTTCATGATCTTACATGCGGCACGAATACCTTTTACTTCCGAGATCTTGTTGCCATCCTCGTCTTCTTTGAGTTTTAACTTACGCATAGCAACTACGATACTTGATGCATAGATAAAGCCTTGACCGCCTGAAATCTTGTCATCTGGGTCAAACATATCTTGACTGGCGTATGTGTGGTTAGTTGCTACTAGACCCAAGTTCAAGTCGCCAAACATGTTAACACAGTTACGAACCAGTGCGGTAAGTGCTTTAGGCTTACGACCCATGTCGCCTTTCAAATCGCCTGCTTCAAATTGATTAACATCAGTAGGCGTTAACAACATACCCAAACTATCCAATACAAACAATACTTTGGGACGTTGATCCTCGGGCATGGTCTTATACTCTTTAACAAACTCTGATATCATTTTAGCAACATCATCGATCATGGCCATGTTTAATTTGAGTAATTTGTCTTCGCTGGTATCAACGCCTAGTGCATGTAACCACTTTTCGTCGAGTGCGTTTTCTGTGTCAATCAAGATGGGAAAGA